GTTTAAATCATTACTTGGAACTGCACTCCAAAATCTAGATTTATTTACTGGATCATTAGATATCTGTTTAAAAAATTGGTCTAATTCATATGGCTCACCTCTATACCAAAGTCTATTTCTCATAAGATTGCTTTCATATGTGTAAGGCTCTTGTATACTTATCTGAACATTCATCGCTGGCTGAACATTTAAATATCTTATTGCTGCTTTAGTTAACATGTTCTTTATCCACCCCATTTCTATCACTCCTTATAATTTCCTATCTTCTTCCTGTATGGAATCCAAGCATATTGAGAACTGTTTATAGTATGGTCATTTGCATCCTCTGGCTCGTCCTTATCTTCTTTCCATGAGTAAGTTTCTAACTCTCCTATATGTGCTTTACAATTGTCACATACATAATAAAAAACACCATCAACATTATCTATCCAACTTAGTACAAAATTAATTCTATCTAAGATTTCAACCTTCTTATATGAGTTAACAAAGTTATAAAGGTTAGGTCTTTGTCTCTTGTACTTCTTAAGTTCAGTTATAGTTGCTTGGTCTGCTGAATCAACAAATACATCTCTTGCAAGTCCCCAGTCTCTTCTATTCTTCTCTAAGAAATTAACAAATTTAACTGCTGTGTCACTTGGTGCTAATGGTATTTCTTTATTATCTTTGTTGTTATATACTTCTTCATCCAGGTAAACTAATCTCTTATCCTCTGTAATACCCATAAAGGTCATTGCTATAGTATCATTAGATTTACTTGAATATGATGTATCTAAGCCTGCTGTAAAATACATAAATTTTAATTTCTTAGCGTGCTGCTTAGTTACTAAATTTCTTTTTCTATCAAAGTTGCAAAATATAAGTCCTGTAGCTCTTCCTCTTAAACCTAATATTTTATTCTTATAAAGTTTAGTTCCTTTTGGAGCACTTAACTTCTTTTTCTCAATATCTTCCTCAGATAAAGATGCATTATCATAAAAAGAAAAGAACCAGTATGTCCAGTTTGGTTTTTCCTCACTGTTCAACTGCTCCTGTATTTCTGATGGTACATCATTCTTATATTTTTCTAAGGGCCTAGCACAATTAATAAATTCATCATAGATAGGTAAGTTAGGATCATCTGGATTAAGTGTGCCCGTCAAGTAATCATTTCTTGTAGATATTTCTCTTACAAACTCTATATCAGCTGTATTAATTTCATCTATCAGCACACAACCAAACTGAGAGCCTAGGGCCATCTTCCATTTATCTTTATTATCATAACCTAAAACATATATTATCTTTTCACCTGAAGATGTCTGATATCTTATATGTGGTATTTTATTATCCTTATCACCATTACCGTTGTACTTAACTAAATCACCAAATACATCACATATACCATATTCCTTTTGTATGATATTCTTTTCTGCAACTCCTGTTGTCTTAGATGCTATGATATGCATTTTCTTTTTTGATTCAGCAACTTTCAGCATGAACTTAACTATTCCAACTGTTGTCTTTCCTGCTGCTGTAGTACCTTCTAAGAACTCTACTGGTGCATCATGCTCTAAGAAATCTAAGTACTTTTGTGATAATGGATAAAGTTCTTTATTTTCTTCACTACTCATTTTTCTTACCTAACTGATTTAATATAGAATCAAGTTTTTGAGTTGAATTTACTGTTGCACTTACTTCCTGTTCAACCTTATCTACAAACAATCTATACCTCTTACCTAAAAGCTCTGCACACTTATTTGCATCTTTAATAGATATTTGTTTCTTTACTATCTTGGCTTCACTCATATAGTCTCCTATATTTTCAGTTACAACAACTTCTTCTTCAAGCTGCATTCTCATTCCTTTAGTTAGATATTGCATAACTTCTTCTGCTTTTGCTATGTTTTTATCTTCTATTCCTTGCATTTTTTCATCTATATAGTTTTTTACGTTAACATTAGTCAGCAATCTGCTTCCTGATGACTTAGCCGTCTCATCTCTTTTGACATTAGGATAAGCCTTCTTATAAGCCCTAGTGGCATTAAAATCTATTAAATACTCACTAGCAAATATTCTTTGTTTATCAGTTAATTTGTTATCCATTAATACCACTTCCTTTCTCTTTTATTCAATAATAAAAGAGCTAATACTCAGCTATTTGCTTTTCTTAACTCTTTCAACAATACTATTATAAGCCTTTACAACATAGTTATAAAATATGCTAAAACTAAGTAATTTCAGCGTTTTATCTATGTTTTTACTTAGTTAATATTTTAATTATTAAATAAAGGAATAATCTTTTCTATTATTATCTTTCTTCTAAGTTGCTGTAAGTATAAATCTGATTTAAGTAATACATCTGCTATATCTTTAAATTGCATACCTTTAAAATATCTTAATTCAATTAGCTTATATTCTTCTTCCTGTAGAACACTTAATATATTATCAATACGTTCTATTTGTATTTCCTTACTTCTTTTTTTAACTTTAAGCATCATAATATTATTTTTAAGTTCTGGATCATTAATATCTAGTTCTATAACTTTATTTTCTACTTCCGAATTAAATTTATAAGTCTTACTCAAACTATCTCTATCATATTGAACTGCATTCAATGTTGAATAACTATTAAGTTTTTCTTCTATATCAAGTTCAATATTTTTTATTTGTGCCTTTACATTTTTATAATTATAAAGAGTAGATTCAACTGCTCTATAAAGTTTATCATCACAATTTAATTTTTTGCTCATATAATTCCTCCATAGTTTGTCTTATTTTTTATATATTTTAGTGTTTTTAATTGATAACAATTCCCATGCAACAAAAATAACATATTTTATAACATATTTTTCAAAGTTTTTAGGACACTGTAAACCGTTGATATAACTAGCTTTAAAGTATCTTGTACCAAAATAACATATTTCTGCGAACCTATGCCCTATATTATATAAAATATATAGTATATTTCTTTCATGTATATATATAATATATATTTATAATTATATGTTATTAGTATATATATAGTAGTGTCGAATGGCTCAACCACGCCGATAATCAATGCAAACATTTTGCAAACATTCGTTTTTTGTCGAACCTGTAAAGCGTTGGTATCACTTGTCTGATTAATGCAAGGATTTTGTAACATATTTTTGTTTAATATTTGCATTTTGATTAAATTAAAATTATAGTTTTATTTTTTGTCGAATGACTTTCAGAATGGATTTATTGATTTCCTATAGGCAACTTAGGATTTGCTTACTTTAGAATTTTGATTTCATACTTGATATAATCTTCTGCAAGTACAAAGTTCTTACATTCTGATTTGATATTTAACTTTTTATTCTTATCAAAGTCATAATATTTACATTGTTCACAATCAAAGCACTCTTTTGTACTTCCTTTTCTATTGTATATAGTGTCTACATTGTTAGCACATCTATCGCAAAAACAATTACATATAGGCATTTACTTCACCTTGCTTCTACAGGCTGTAATATTCTTAATCTGGTCTTTAAGTTCTCGCTGCTCGTTCATTAAAGGATAAACCATTGACCAGTTTTTCTTCTTACTGTACTTAACTATTTGTTTCTTAACTTCTTTTAGCCTGTCCTTTTTTGCTTCTAACATATCAATACTCATTTAATACCTCCTATGTCCTTTTTATTAGCTTCATACAGAACGATTAAACATTATGTAATGTAATTTATCATTAATAATTTAATCCTCTGTATGAGCCTTTAAAGTCTATTTAATTAAGCGTGCTTTTTTCTCAGACCAAATTTCAAGCTTAGCTCTTTCTTGTAATTCATGTTTATGAATCTCATTTATATAAGCCCTTCTCATAGCATCATGTTCACATTTTAGTACGCCAAATCTATCTGATAAATATCTACAGGTGCTTGTATAGTTGCATTCACTATTCGAAATAATGCATTTTTCATTTTTAATCAACAATTCTATCACCTTCTTTTATTTTTTGTTGATAGTAATTTTAAAAACATAAGTCATGGTGCAAGGTGTATTCTGCCTATGTTATATACGTGATACACTACGTAAAATCTAAGTATTGCGTAGCAACTATCTATATTCCCATCCACCTAAAACCCAATATGGAGTCCTAAACGAATCAAATGTTTCACATGATAATGTATTTGAATGTTCAATTTTAGCAGGTATACCTAGTAAACTGAATTGTACATAACACATATACACTGATTTTATATCTAAATCTCTTGCTACAACTTTTAATTGTTGCTGTGGGTTATATCCTTTTTCTCGCATTATTTCATATAAAGCTATAACCAAAGCACCACCACCACATGAAGGCTCATTTATATATAGATATCCATCTTCTTTTAATTTTTCTTCATCAAATGCTAATGCTGCATTTAATTTACATATATGAAATGGTGTTAAGTATTGTCCTTTAATCTTATCTCCTTCTTGTAGCTCCATTAGTAATTCACCTAGCACATCTTTTGGATTCTCTAACTTTACTGCTAATTCGGCATATATATTACTGAATAACTTAACTTCTTCATCTGTATATCTTTTAGATATTTCACTAAATCTTTCTCCCCGGTTTTTACGTTTTCTATAATCTACGCTAATGCTAATTGACAATGTTGTAAGCTCTAAAAAGTCATTAAACAATTGATAAAAACTATGTTTTTTACTTAGTTCTTTAAATATTTCTTCCATCTATACCGCATTCTCCTTTGAAACATTCCCCTCTGTATATCCATTTAGAATTTTGTTTTACAAATGTCATATATGTTGCTTTACCATTAACATGGTCACATGGTTCTCCTACTTGCAGCATAAACATATTTGAAGTTTTAGGAGGCAATATATCTCTAAAGTAATCAATCATCTCTTCGTCAACTTCATCACCTATATTCAAATATTCGTCTATTATTTTTGTATTACTTTTATGCCAACCTTTATAAGTTTTCAATATTATCACTCCTAATTCATATATTTTTCATGAGATTTTTTAATATCTTCTGCATCCACTTGTACATATATTTGGGTTGTCCCTATATTCTCATGCCCTAACATTTTTTGTATTTCTTCAATTGGCATACCTCTTTTATGAGCTATAGTTGCACATGTTCGCCTGAATCTATGTGGATGTGTATCTTCTACACCTGCTAATTTACCTATAGTTCTTATTATTATTCTTAACTGGTCAGCTCTTATTCCGTCATAAGGGCTTTGTTCTCCAGAAAAAATATATTCACTGTTACCTTTTCTATCTTTTAAATAATCTTGTAATCTTATTTTAGAACTAGAATTTAAGTAAACTATTCTTTCTTTGTTGCCTTTTCCTAATACTTTAAGTTGCCCTTTTTCAATATTTAAATCACTTAATTTTGAATTAACTAATTCGTCAGCTCTTACTCCTGTAGATAGTAAAAATTCAATAAGTGCAATCTGTCTTTTTGTTTTACATGCCAGTTTTAATTTTTCTATTTCATCAAAGTTGAAGGCTTTTTTAACAACCTTTTTCTGTTTTATTTTTTTAATCTTTTTCACCGGATTTCTTGAAATATGCTCTTCATCTTCAAGCCACTGAAAAAACGTATTTAAAAATCTTCTTGTATTATCAATGGTTACTGCTGATGCTCTTCCCGAAAGTTGATAACATGCCAGGTAATATTTAATATCATCACTTGTAATCTCATCAAAAGGCTTATTTATTTGTCCTAAGACACGTGTCAATTCTTCTCTATAAACTTTCAAGCTTCTATCAGACAATCCTTGGAGTTTCTTTGATATGAAAAACATTCTAAACCATTCTTGGCTTTTACTCATTTCATATTTAACAACCCCTGTTTCTTCTTTAGTTAACTTATATCCATTAAGCTTTACAGTTATAAAGCTGCTTAGATGTTTGTATATATCATTATTACAATTCATTTTTATCTCTTGTAATATTTCATCAACTACCGCTGCCACTCTTATCCTTCCTCTCATTAGTTTTTATTTCACCTATCTTTATTAACACATCTGCTATAATGGTTCCTGTTTTGGTTAGCTCCGGATCTTCTTGAATAAGCTTATTTCTATTCATAATTAAAAGTTGCTTTCTTGACACTAGAATTAAATTGTTAATGTCTAAGTTTTTAGGATTTCTGTCACCAAATATAACTGCATAACCTTTGGGAATAGGTCTATTATGTTCTTCCCATATTACCTGGTGTTTTAATCTCCATTTGTTAGGTTCTGCGACTTTGATTTCTATATATCCATCTACATTTACTCTCTCGCTGCCTACAGGTCTATGATTTATTGGTTCATTTCCTTTTTTAAACCAGGTCTTTTTACAACCTTCGTATATTACACCTTTTACCCCTTTGTTATGTGGAATATCTCCTTTATTAAAACAGCCAGTGAATCCAGTATTTAATTTATATCTTCCTATAGCTCCTTTAATCTGATTAATGGTCAATTCTAAATTAAACTTTTTATTCATTAGTTCTTGGATTTCTTTATAATGACGACCTGGTGTTATTTGACCTAAATATTCTTTTTCATTGTCACTCCATATATGAAGAACTTTATTTTCACTTCCTTCTGGTCTTCCCATAATCTAACCCTCTAGCATTTTAGGCATATCTGTTTTATCTCTTCCTAATGTTTCTGCTTGTAGCTTTTTAGCTTGCAATACTACATTTGCATTTGAAATAATTTGTGATGCTATTCCTGTTACTGCCTTTGCTCTTGTAATTTCTTCCTGCAATGCTTCGCCTTTTATTTCTTCATCATTTAGCCTTTCTAATTGAGCAAATAAATGGTTGTTTAAATCACCTAATGTATTTTTCATACTTTAATTCCTCCTTAAATTTGTTGCACAATATCTGCATATTCTGAATTAAGTTTATAATACAGAACTATATATCAAAACCAATTTGTCCATCTAATGGAGCATCTAAAGGCTTATAGTTAATTCCCATCAAATCAAGAATTTTACCAATTCCCAAACCTCCATTACCTGGAACTAGCTTTCCTTTATCGTCAATTTTTCCACCTTTAATAGCAAAATCATATTTTCTTTTATCATTTTTATATAGCTTCTGAAATCTATTTTCTCCTTTTTCTTGAGTAACTCCATAAGTGCAATATACGCAACCTGTCCTTTTTTCACCTGTAGTATCAAGCTTTATTCTATAACCTTCATGTATTGATTTAATAATGTCTATAGGTTTAGCTTTAATTGGTGTATTAATGATAACTATGTCTCCATACACATCAGGTATTAATAATTTTCTCCAAACTGTAAATGCAAGCGAGTCATCTTTTAACCAAAATCCTATAGGTTTGCTCTGTGGATGATTACTTTTAAATGCATTACATCCAGTTTGTAAGTAAGATGCTTTTCTTACTCCACCTTCATCTGCCATTACTCCTAAAATAGGTATTCTTCCAGTTTCTTTTTCATATCTATTCATAGGCTCTTTTTTTAACCAATAGCAACACTTTTCAGATGCTCTTATTTCACTTTTTATAAAAGGCTTCCACTTGTTAGGCATCTTAAAGCTTTTTGTTTTAGTACCATCTTGCTTTATTCCCTCCAAATACAGTCTTCTACTATTAAAATTATTTTCTGTGGGATTTTGTAAATCCCTTAACATTCTGCTTACTTTTTTACTTCCTACTGGATAACCTTCTTCTGTAAGAACTCTCCATAAAGGCTTTGATGGTCTTACTTCAATATCACATAACTCCCTAGCTTTTTTTACTACACTGTCATATTCATTTCCTGTATTGCTGAAAACTCTAGGTATTTTTTTTAATGGTATACGGTCCTGCTCTTGTACTTCTTTAACTAATAAATGAACTACTTGACTATCTATTCCACCGCTTAAAGGAACATATACTCCATCAACTCCAAATTTATTTATAGCTTCTCTTATTCTTTGCTTACTTTTTTCTATCTTAATATCTAGTGGTAAGCTTTGTAACATTACCAATTCTCTATTATCCAATTCAATCACCTATTTAACTAAATTGCCTTAGTTAAATAGGAAATGGTTATTTAGGCTTGCTTACATTAAAGTAAGGAGTTCCTATAACATCTGATATGTTGAGTGCATTTTACGCTTTAACTCATAGCTTTCTGAAATAAATACTAATGGCTAATTAATATTTATCTATGCAACCTCTATGTATAGAGGACTTGATTAAATTGAATATATAATCTAAACAACTATTGTCTTAGACTTTTCTTTATTTTCAACTATTCCTAGAATTTTAACATTAGTCATAGTTCTTTTTCTTTCTGCAGTATTTAACCATATGTTAAATATAACTTTTGCAGATTCCTTATCTGTAGTATTAATTTCCCTTTGCTGCTCTCTGTAATATCCTTTAAATGTTTCATAACTAAATGTAATTAAATAGTTATGAACTTGAAATATATTAGGTATTCTTTTAATTTCCTCCATAGGATCACCTCATTTAAAATTGACCTTCTGCAAAACTAACAGCATCTTCCCAACCATCACAGTCAACAATACTGTCAATTCTTAATTTCTTAAGCAAGTCCTTGTTGTATTCATCAAACCAAGCATTTTTACCTGAGTATGTTTGATATGCTCCAATTCTTAATTGCTTAGTATTTACACCTTTAATGTAACCAGCTTTCTTTGCTTGTTTTTTAAAATCTCTACTAGTTAACAATGTTTTAGTATCAATTTCCTTAACTTCATTACAATATTTAAATATTGCATCTATCATAAGTTGTGTTCTTATGAAAAGTTTTCCAAAATCTTTACCATCTTTAGCAAATTGAACTGCATCATCATCTACAAAATGATTATTATTTTGTATCATGTTGTTGTACATAATAAGCATCTTTTCAACTTCGCTATAAGCATCTTCTCCATTATCTAACACTTCATCACGTATATTTGCTTCAATTAAGTTTGTGTAGTTTCCTATAGGCTGTAAACCAGTTTTAATGAGCACCTTATTTAATAGTTCAATTCCACACGCAATATTAATTGCAGTATTTAAAGGCCTATCATTTAATTTAAATGTTCTTCTTAAATTTGTTCTAAGACTCTTATATTCTTCTACTGGGAGTTTTAAAGCCTGTAGTATTAAACTTTTACCTAACTTTTTAAGTAGTTCTTCGTGTTCCATTAACCAAACCATGGCCTTGGTATTTTCTTCGCTTCTCTCATGTTTGCTTATGTAAACTATACATGACCTTGTTACAAGTGCTTTTTCACTATTTGGATAACTTTCTTCACCTGCAATTACAATAGGTCTAGTAAGCTTAAAATCTTTAATTTCAAAGCTTTTATCTCCTCTATTAATAGTTGTCCTATCATAAGCATTTCTAAGCATATCGCTTAACTTTTGTATTTTCCTTTGGTCCATCATAGATGGTTTGAATTCATCAAATAGAACTGGGTAATTTCCTGTAGAAAGTATCTTTTGAGTAGCAAATGTAGTTGTAGAAATAGCTTTCTTTTCTTCTACAGGGTAATTAAGAAGTGGAGCAACTACTCTTTCAAGAATTGTACTTTTTCCTGATCCGGATTCTCCAACAATAAGCAAATGGTGTAATTTTTCATTAGCTGCAATATTCTGTCCTACCTCCAAGAAGCTTATTACACTTCCGATAATTGAAATTGCTTTACTATACTCACAAAACTTAAATAAATTCTGCATTAATTCTTGCAATTCTTCACTTGTTATCTCTGGAACATCTAACATATCAATTTTTGTTTGGTCCGCAATTGTTGAGTAATCTTTAGAATCAGCTTTAAGTGTTCCTGTAGCTGTAATTAGTTCAAATCCATCATCTACAGGTAGGAATTTAGCACCTTGGTATATTTCCTTGTTATCTAATGCAAAATACTTATTTATCCAATCCTTTAGCTTAACCACTTCATTGGTGTTCTTACCTGTAAAAGAGAAGTCCATACCTAGGAAATTCCTAAAAGCCCTTATATCGTCAAATATTTTACTACCACCTATTTTTTCAACAATCTTTCCATCAATGCAACTTTGTAACTTTATTCTTATTCCCTGGACCTCTGCATCAACTTTGTTTACTTTTGAAGCTTCAAGAACATTGAAATTTGTTATATATTCTCTTATAGGTTCATCATCAGATTTTCTAAATCTTAAATAATATATTCCTCTGTGATCCTGTTGTAGTTCTTCTTTATTTTTTAAATCTAAAGAACGATTAAAACATTCATATAAATCGTCTTTTGTATATCCAGCTTCAAGCCAATCTGTTACATCAGCACCTTTACCTAATGATTGAATACCTTTAAGAGTAACTTTTTTGAATACCTTGCTTACTTTCAAAAAATACTTTTCTATGTTTTTGAAATATTTTTCCCCTGGCCCATCATTATCAGGAATAACATATATTTTCATAAACTCACTTTTCAGCATTTCCATGCCTTTATCTTTGCAGTTTTTAACCGAAGCTACTACATAACACTTTGAATTTAGTTCACGATTGAGCCTTATAACGTCTTTTTCACCTTCAACTAATACAAGTGTTTTATTATCTGCCATGCCTTGTAATGCATTATATAGGTTATATGGTACTTCATATTCAATACCACGCTTGTTATATACTTTCCCATTTTCACCTATATAAAAATAATTTAATTCCTTACTTCCATCTTGATGTTTAAATTTAGCTTTGAAATATAAAGTTTTATTATTTGCATCACAATATCTGAATATTCCTAAAAGCTTATCTCCTTTTCTGAATGATTGATTTTCGATACTCCAGTTTATAAAATTTTCAACTTTATCAATTTCAGTTTCTTCTATTGTTTTTTCTACAGGTAAACCTACATTTTTTCTAGCTTGTACATAATCAGTACCATTGTATTTCATATCAAAATCTATTATGTCACCTGACATATCTTGACTAAAATCTGTAAATTTCCATTTTCCAGCATTATCATCATAACGTATATAAAAAGATGGATTTTTATCTAAAGGATTGAAAGGTGATTTCATTCTAAAATGTTTATCAAACCTTTGTCCTGTACAGTTTTCAATATATTGTTTTAAATCTAAATCTTTTATATCCATCAAAACTCATTCCCTTCATATCTCCATACACTTCCATATGATGTGTAATACTTTTTATTACAGCATTGAGAAATGCTAGATGCACTCATGCCTGTTTTAGAAATTTCTTTCAATCCATGCCATATTTTTATTAGTTCTCCATTCAAATCATATTGAAAAATACTTCTTGTTTGTGTCTCTACTCTTCTTTTTAAAGAAGTTCCATAATTGGTGTTATATTTGAAAGTACACCATTCTAAATTATTTAAAAAATTATTCAACTTATCTTCATCTTTGTGATTTACACAAGGATAATTATTTGGATTAGGTATAAAATGTTGAGCAACCAATCTATGGATTTTATATGTTTTCTTTTTACCTGATTTAGATAAATTAACATATAAATACCCTCTAGCTATTCTTGGTTTTCTTATTATGTTATTCTTAACTGATTTTATCCTTCCTGAATTACTAACTTGATATAGCCCCTCATACCCCTCTATATCTTTCCAAACTTCACTCTCATTCACTCCTACACCTCCTATAGGTTAATTTATATATTAATTCCATGTAGGCTTTCATATGTTGTAAGTGGTCTGCCTATGAAATTTTCTATTCTATTTGCAAATTCACTAGCTTGCTTAATTAAATCTTTAAAAAGATCAAGACTGCTATCATACTGCTTATCAGTACACTTATCAAAATACTTTTCTGCATTATTAAGCCTTATTACAACTGTATTGTAGTCTGCTATTAATCTTTTAAGTTCTATTTGCTTGTCCATAGCTTCACCTTATTTGAACCCTTTTGATGTAATGCTTTTTTATTTCCTGTTCTTTTAACTACTTTCTGCTTTGGCTCTTCATTTCTTAATCTACTTAATGTATTAACAACTGCTGCATCTATAATCTCATCAAGACTTCTTAACATCTGTAGCACCTCCTACATCAGTATTTTTGTATGCATATTTACAATTATCTAATGGAATAACCCCATCAAATTCTGGAATTGATTGTGCTTCAAATTCTTTATATATTTCACATTCTGTACAATGCTTTTTGCAGTCTCGACAATTATAGTGCAAGATTAATTCGACTAATCTAAAATATTCTTTGTTTTCTTCATAACTTGCTTCAATTTCAGATACTTTTCTTTTTTGATATATTGCTAATTCACTTTTGCTAGTGGCAAATACATCAACATCTTTTATAGACCTATTAAAAGCTTTTATAGCATCTGGATTAAGTCTTTTAAGTAAACTCATTATCGAATTCACTATATTTGTGCATCCACGCTTTAAATCTCCTTTTTCTTTATTGGTTAATAAATTACCCTTAGTAAACTTTTCAGAACCTTCTACAAGTTTAAGAAATCCTATAAGCGTTAATCTATCAGAACTACTTAGATAATCTTTCATTACCAAACATTCCTTTCAAGTCTTTTTAATTTTTCCTCTTTAAAGAAATCAAATAACTTTTTATCAAAATAAGTAACTTGCTTCATCTGTTGTAGCATTATTTCTACATCTGCAAGTTCCTCGTTAAAATTATCTCTTGGCTTAACATTTCCTATAGGTTGGTCAAGTATAGTTCTTGCTATTGCTCTCTGCAATTCGCTGCATTCCTCAACACATTTAATCATCTGTGAATGTTCTCCAAATGTATTAACTGCTTTTTTACAAATTAACTTTTCATTTTCTTTATTAATCAATATCTTCGCCCTCTTCCTCTAATATGAAGCCTTTATGCTTGAACAAATTGTAAACAAAAGCCTGTAGGGTGTAATAAATCTCGCTCCCCATACACTTCTTATCTACTGGCACTATTACTGTGTTGTACTCTGCTTCAATGCCTTTTTTAATTCTTTGCATTAAAGTAAATGGATCATATTGACTTCTATAATTCCCTTGCCTTAAATTCTCATGAAAATCCTTATCTTCAACAAAGAAGAAATACTTTATATCATACATATTCATGTGGGCTAGTTCTTTTTTTAACCTATAGGCTTCATTCTTAAGATTTCCTGCAATTTCGTCTATTGAATTTTTACGCTCTATTGCTATATCTCTATCAAAATAAATATCACTTGTGAATCCTGTAAGTGTTCCAGCTGGCAACATAGCTGTGTAATCACCAAAATCATTTTTAATAGTCTTATATGGTATATTCTTTTTATTGAAAAATTCAATTATATGTTGGTTGTTCTGCTCACGAGAATCAACTATAACTACCATATTGTCTAATATCTTCTTCATTTCCTTATCTGTATAACGATATCTCATTGCTATCTCCTATCTGCCATTAGTACTTCTACCTTTGAATGGCTTTTTTGCAACTTTATTCTTACTTACACAATCTGCTTTGCCTGTAAGAACCACATCATTGTGGCATATGCAGTTCTTACATAAAGGGCAAATTTGATTATGGCAAGGAGTTGTATAGTTAATCTTTTGTGCTGAAATAGTATTACCTGTGAGTGTATTTAAATCTACACCTACAAATTCTGAAATCTTTCTTGCTTTTTCTATTCTGCATTTTTGACCATTTATATATCTTGAAGCAACATTATGTGCAACGCCTGCAGCAAAAGCTATTTGTTTGAAATCTATTCCCTTACTTTTTATAACTTGTTTTAAGTTAATTAATTTAACTGAACAACTCATGTTTGCTTAACTCCTTTACATTAGAATGGGCAATCACCATAATCTACAGGTGTAATATCTCCAGCATATGAATTATTTCCACTAGGATTTAATAACTTATCTTTTGGAACTTCAACACCTTTTTTAATCATGTCTACTGTTCTAAAGTTTTGAAATTTAGTGGCAAACTTAGTCTCACCAGTATTATCATTCAAGTACTCTTCTCTTCCGAATACTCCTCCAACTAACTTTCCTTTTAAACATTCACAGAACTTTTCACCCCATACAACTTTAAAACCTTGATTGCTGCCTTCTACACAATCAATAAAACTTTTAAACCCTCTATTTGTAAATCCATCTGCATCTAATACAAGTTGTCTACATATTGCATTGTTATTCCACTTCTTAGGATTTCTATTATCATTTCTATAAGCTTCTGAATAGTAGTTTGGTTGTTTATCTGACTTATCTGTATCTAAATAAATAACTATCATATCCTTACCACCATTTTTTGTTTTAGTTTCTTCAACATTCATAATTCTACAAATATGACCACCTGCTTCTAATGGTTCAAATCCTGTAAATCCTTGTGCTTGGTCAAAATCGTTTGGTTTAATCATTTTTTAATCATCCTTCCTTTTTTTAAAATTGCATATTCCCAAATATAATTTCCTGCTGTCTTTCTTTGGCCTTTGCAACACATACATATATTTTTATAATTAATTTTTAATTTTTCCCCTGCTTCTGTAATACTTTTAAATGTATTTATTAAATTCATGTCCTTATCAAATTGATTTATCGGTTTACCCTTTCTTCCTTTGTGTGAATGATTTTTAGACATTTTTTCTCTACATACTCCATAATTAATGTTATATTTTTGAGTGCACCATTCTAAATTATTTACATTGTTATTAAGCTTGTTTTCATCTTTATGATTAATAACTGGATAACAGTTTGGGTTATTCAAAAAAGCTTGTGCAACCATTCTATGAACTGTTTTACATACAGTCATATTATTTTTAGATAAAATTACACAACAATATCCACTATTTTTTATAAACTGTTTTAAAATTCTATTAGAATTTATAGTTCCATTTCTAGGTAAACTTTTTATTCTTCCTAAGTTGCTTACTTGATACAATCCCTCATAGTCTTGTATATCCTTCCAAACTTCTTGCAATAATTATTTTTCCTCACTTTCAAATTCATAATATTTTCTAATTGTTTCATCTACATATTTAAGGTCATTATCAATCTCTAAAGGAAACATCTCCATTGGACTTTTACAAGTTGTATATCCATCTGATTGAGTAATAAATTTATGCTCCTTACCATCTGTGCTACAAAGAAGTACTATACTGAATAATCCTTCTAATGTAAGCTGATTATCAATCATCTTTCCACTTGTCTTAGCTTTAACTTTTCCACTTTCAGTTTCTTCAGTATGATGTAAGAAATAAACAATAACATCATCAGGTGTTCCTGTAATAATAAACTGGATTAAGTTTCTAAAATTTAACGCTATATCTGTAAATTTTCCATAACCTGTTTCTTTTGCTTTATCAAACATTTCAAACGCCATAAGATACTGACTATCATCTATTACATAAGTCTTTAATTTTGGTGCTTTTAAACTGGATAAAATATGTTTATAATCTGCTTTATCCAATTTAGGTAACTTCTTTCTAAAAGGTAATGGCTTACTTGCAACATTAAATATTCCAACTTCTCCATCTTCAAAATTTCTCATTGAAGTGCTTTTACCACTTCCACTAGGTCCTAAAACTAATACTGGCATTCCCATTATTTCTTATCCTCCAATACTTTAATAATTCCCTCGTAATACTTAATATTACGGTTAAATTTATCAATATCATTATTTATGCCTTGTAGACATTCTTTACTTAGATTCTCTTTGTTAGTAGTATCTAAGAAGTTTTTTAAATCATCTAAAAGCTTTTTATTGTAATCCAATCTTCCTTTAGTTTCTGTAACTAGATTCATCTGTAGTTCCTCTCAGCATAAAACTTATCTCTCTCATAACTTGTACATTTCATATCATCAGATAAAATATCTTTTTTCTTATCATCAACAGACAGGAAGTATTCAAAGTCATCAAGATTAATACTTTCTCTTGTACACATTCCATTAGTGTTATGCTTACAAGTAATCCCTGTGCAGTAAACCTTACTCATTTACAAATCACTCCTAAACTTTTATAATTAACTTGTACAATTTCTAAAGGCTACATTATCGCTATTCGCACTAGCATTTTGTAGCTTTTAAGCTTCACGTTGAATCATTTCTTCAATGGTCCACCTATCATCAAACTTATCTTCACTTAACTCTCTATTAATTTCTTCTTGTAGAATATCTTTAAAAGCCTTAATATCTCCTTTTTCTCTCCTCTTTTGAACCTTTTCTGCAATGTTCTTTGCTTTTTCTCTGTTGTCTGCAATCTTGGCTATTGCTGCTATATTACCCATTAGAACCTCCAAACTTCCTCAGTTTGTCCAGTTTCCTTATTCAGAATAACTAAACAATCTGGTGTATTCTTAACTACCAAATAACAACTTACCTCATAGCCTTTAGAACTAAGAAACTTCTTTTGTTGCCTAGTTAACTTCTTTGCGTTCTTCATACACACCTCATAAGTGCTTTTTTACAGCCTGTACAAATTTTAATAAATTCTTTAGGACCTGTAGTCTTTCCAAATCCTACTCTATTAAATTTAATGTCCATTTCGGCCATAATTAAGATAGTTTCAAAATCAATTACTCCAACTTCTTGCTTTAAGTCGCTTAAGAATTTAAATACCATTTATAACCTCAACTCCTTCCAATTCACTAGCTTTGAAATCTCTAAATTCATAAATCTTACCATCTTTACAAACACAACTGTAATATAATCCTTTGTTAGTGCTTATAATTTCCCAATTCATATTAAACTTTTTGAATTTAGTGCCTGTAGGATACATAATTAACCTCCTAGCTATGCTTACGTGCATATTCTAAATACTCAGATTCTCTAACACCACTTAACGCCAAATCTTCTTTAAACACTGGTATTTCATCTTGAAATAAATGCTCTATAGGCTTCTTTCCCCAGACATAATATAAAGCTTCTAATGAATCTTGCTTTGTGAAAATTTTATATGTCATCCTTATCCCTCCTAAAATATAATTTAAATCTCGCCACTACTCCTTCTTAGCCACCTATAGGTTTGTGTATTTCTAGGTGCTTGACCAATAAATTGTTATGTTAACTTATTAAAGACACTCTTCTATAAATGCTTGTACAGCATTATATTTAGTTGCTGGTATGTCTTCCCACTTAGTAACATTAAATTCTTTAAATATTTTTGCCTTTGCTCTTTTATAAACTTCCATGCTTGAATTTATCCTACTTAAGTTATATTTTCTAACTAATATATTCTTAGCAATCTGTATCAAATCACATTTATTCTTTGACCTTATTCCAACAAGTTCTGCTAAATCATCAATCTGTTTATCTTTAGCTTTTATACTATCCTGAACATATTCTTTAAGTCCCATAGTAAATTGTGTTAATACTTGTACATGCTGTCCTATTGCTGCCATGTTTTCTGATAGGAAAGCCATACCTTGCATTGTTTCTAATCCTATAGGTAAACTGTTCTGTATTACATTTTCCATCTGCTCAAATCTATCCATATATTTGTCTGTGAATAAATTTCCTTTTGTTCCTGTGGTCTTATGGGCTAGGAACTCACAACCCTTTTTAGTAATTTGAAATTCTCTTCTTTCTTCACCTTTAGAATCTTTATAGGTTCCTTCTGTCCAATATTTAACGAATCCAATTTTGGCTTGGTTAAAATCTTTATTAATTCCATCAATCTTTCTGAGTAACTTTGAATGGTCAATTTCCATCATTGGAGATACTTCTCTGCTGCTTAATCTTTTAGGTTCTTGTTTGCTTCTGTCTGTTATCATTGAAGCTTGTACAAATTTATTGTTCATTACTTCCCTTCTTTCTTTTTTAATTCTCCAAGCAATTTCAAGTATTTTTCTTCAGCTTTTCTCAATGATTATTCCTCCTTGACAATATCTAACGGATTAACATCTAGTGCTTTTGCTAATTTAGTTATTGTTTCTATTCTTGAATTTTCAACATCTTTATTAAGTATGTTGGAAACTCTTCCTTTGCTTACTTTCATTTTTTTAGCAAGTTTTTCAGGTGTTATTTCTTTAGAAATCATTATTTTTCTTACTGCTTGTCTATCTATCGGCATTATTCCACTTCCTTTCTTATTTTTATAATTTAAAGTTTATTATTTTATAAACTCTTAATTATAAAAATAAAACAATGTGCTACGGAGGTTCATACGCTCTTTAGCTTTATATACTATGTCTTCGCGCTACTGTTTATCTTAACCTAGGCTTATTTGCCTTGTCCCTCTTGACAGTTTTTATTATATTTTAGTTTATTATTTTTGTAAACTTTTATAAACCTTAATTATATAAAATTATTGTCTGTTTTCTTTATTTTCCTTTATTTTTCTAATTTATACTATAAATATACATTTTTAAACTTTTAAAATATATTTTTGTTATTTTATAAACTAAATTTAGTATTTTATAAACTAAAATGTATTTAAATAAACTATTATAAACATTGGTTTTATTGACTATATGCAAAAAACATATATAATAAATTTAGAGGTGAATAAAATGGAATTTAAAGATAGGCTTAAAAATTGGCTTAAAGATAATAATATAAAACAGATAGATATAGCTAATAAAGCTAATGTAAATAAAAGTTACATAAGTAATGTAATTGCTGGAAGAGTACCCCCTAGTGAAAACTTAGTAAACTTTCTTTCAGAAATAAGCGGTCATAGTATACATTGGTGGCTTTTTGGTAAAGAAGAGTATGATAATTTAAACTCTCTTAATGAAACGATAAACTTATTAATAAAGTTAGGTAAAATAGATTCTAATGGGAATTATAGTGAAGATATAAAAGAAATGTTAATCAACTTAATGAATGATGAAATAAAAGATAAATTAGAAGATATAAAAAAAGCTCAAGGAAATTAATCCTGAGCTTGTTTTTTTGTTTCTGTTTCTACCTCTAAAAGCTTTGTTTCTGTTTCTGTGTTAAGAGATTCTAAAAGTTCTAAATATCGCTTTTCTGCTTCTCTCATGTTTATCCCTCCAAACAACTACTTGAAAATCAAATATTTATAGTGATTCTCCCCTCTATTTAAGATTCAAAATAAATATATGTATAATTTCCAATTAGTTCAATTCCATTTAATCCAATGAAAAGGTGGATTTAAAATGAATTGCCTGTTTGAAAGACAAGAAATATTATAGCATATTATTGGAATTATAGGAATATTATTTTTTCATTTTTATATAATTATTATTAAATTCTTTTAAAATATTGTAGTTATTAACTTCATTATTTAAATCTGTTACTAATAAATTTATATATTTTTGTGTCATATCAAGGCTACTATGCCCCAGTATTTTCTGTAATGCCACAACACTGTTCCCATTTAAAATCCATTTCTTAGCGAATGTATGGCGAAACCTATGTATTCCTGTGGTATTAACACCTCTTCTTTTATTGTAATCCCTTATAGCAGTGCCAAGTGAATTTCTATTTAAAGGCTTTCCCCATATGGTACAAAATAATATTTCGTCATCATCTCCACCACGTTGATATATATATTCCTTTAGAACTGTAATTATTTGATTATTTAAAGGCAATATTAAGGCGTTTCTGTTTTTAGTGTGTGTAAGATTTAAAGTTTTAGTTTCGAAATCTATATCTCTAATTTTTATATTTGCAAGGCTGCTCAATCTTATTCCTGTAGAAAGTAGTAAATTTATTATTACCCAATCTCTAAATTCAGTGAATATACAATTTTTTAAATTAGGTTTTCTAAGTAATTTCTTAAGTTCATCATCTGAATATGTTTCTACAGGGGTCCTATCAATTTTAGGTAACTTCATCTTAAAAGGTTCAATATAATCTTTTTCAATAAAAAAATCAACTATCCTTTGAAAGCCTTTTAAGTATGTACATACTGTTTGTGGTTTTATATTCTTATCATATAAATATAAGCAAAAGTTTTTATAAGTTTCTTCGGTAATACTTACTATAGGTGTGTTATATGGGATGAATTTTTCGATTTGTTTATATGTGCTTTGATAATGTAATATTGAGTGTTCTCGATAATTATTTTGTTTACAAAACTCTATAAATTCATCAAATCCTTTCTCAAAAATTAATTCTTTTTCATTTTTACAAGTTAATTTACGCATAAAAAATCACTATCCTTATCATACTAATAATATAAATTAAGATGTGAATAGTGAACTTTTAATATATTAAGTTTTAAAATTTATTAATTCGTTGAAGAATCAGCATTTAACAGCCTTCCTACATACTTCATGTTTGATGTTGATAATTGACTTATCTTTACAACATCTC